GTTACGGGCTTTATGATTATAACCCCTCCCATTAAAGAATCGTTGTACGATAATGTTACCATTAACTTTGAGTAAAAACTCCAACTTGGTTGAATCTTGTTCTTTCATAAATTATTTTTTTTCGTTTTTAAATTTCTTTTTTTCTTTTCTTGTTAGTTTCATTATTGGTCTTAGGAATTCTACCCAAGCATCGTCGGTTTTTGGTAGGTATTTGAATATTCCGTCATCCATCATCATTTTGATTAGATTTTTGTATCCCCTACCATCAGGGTCCAAGGTTTCTTTATAATATTCTTCAACAATAGTTTTACCTTGGTCTGTAATAAGTGGTTCGGACAAATCAATTATCTTTTGGTTAATTACAAAAAATTCTTCTCCATATACACCTTCTTTAGTTTTACCTGTTAGTAGATTTTTAAGTGCCGTATTTTCTTTGTCCTCCTTTAGTAGGAGTTCCGCTTTTGATAAAATATCACCAAATGTAATGGGATTTTCAAGTATCTCGGGAAATAATTTAACCAAAGTTTTTTCTCCCATCAAACGAATACCATCGATGTTGTCTGACGTATCACCACAAATAATTTTAGTTGTTTTGATATTATAGTGGGGGAATTCTAAATCCTTATTTTTAATCATATCACCCATCTTATACGTTCGTTTTTGTTGTGGTGAATATATAGATACTTTTTCAGAAATAAGTTGTGTTAAATCCCTATCTGACGAAAATATTGTTTTTTGTTCGTCTTCCGATATAAGACAATAATAAGCAATTAAGTCATCTGCCTCATTATCATTCATCTCAACTTGACGAACAAACATCTCCTCAAGATATTGTTTAACACGTTGTTTTTGATAATTAAATGAATTCTCTTTTAAGGGGTCGTTTTCAGGTCTTTGTCCTTTGTATTTGGGGTATAATAGTTTTCGTGCCGATGAGTTTGAGTCGCCGTCCCACATTACAACTACCTTATCTAAATTCTCTCGTTCTATGAACTTACGGAGGGTATTTAAAAAATGATAAATACCTCCGATGTGTTCACCTTTGTGATAAAATTCTTTAACTCCGTGAAATCCGATTTTTAGTAAGTTATTACCATCAACCAAAAGTGTTTTTATCACTTAATTGTTTTTAAATTGTTTGTAAAAAAATTCTTGATGTTATTCATCAATTTCTGATTCGGATTCGTCTATTAAGATTTCACCTGTTCCTGAAAGAATTGCATTCCAGTAGTTTGAATATTGTTTCTTATACTGTTCCAATGCTTCTTTAGTGTCACTAATATATCCTTGTGGTACCGCGATAATCTTACCGTCTTTATAACCCAAACCATTTACGTGATTTTTGATAATAGACACTTTGGTTCTGATTGCGTAAGATATTGTTCTTCCGTTTTTAGTCGCGGTAATGTGATTGATACCCGCCTTCTTTTGATTACCGAATAAGAATACCAATGCCGATGCTAACCAAAGAGCCTCACCACCTTTTGCCTTAATCTCAGGTTGTCCGAAAGGGTTATCAGGTAAGTCAACCCAAGGTTGATTAACCACAACCATAGTGTTGTAATATGGATAATCTTCTTTCTTTGATTTTGAGATTCTTGAATGGATTCCCATACCGATTTTATCCGCAAGTGCTGAAGCGTTATGCATCTTTCCACCTTTACCTTCAAAAGTCATCTTACAAGGAATAGAACCAACTGAATCCCATAGGAATAGTAAGTTGTAAGGAATGTCTCCTTTTTCTTGAGCGTCCAACATTTCATTAATAAATTCAGTCGCTTGTTCAATGTAGTCAAAACTATCATTGAATATGAAGTCTCCGTCCCATTCTCCGTTACTATTTTTTTCGGCGGTCAAACCTAATTCAATCGCATGTTCCCAAGACCATTTTTTTTCAGTTATAATGAACACAGGTAAATGTCCCTTTCTCTGAGCATCTGCCCCTGCCAAAATCATTGCGGTAGTTTTAGATGAGTTTGAGTGACCCAAAAACATATTGATACCACCCATAACAGGTCCTGGTAATCCACATGCTTCCATAAAGGCTTCACCACAATTATAATAACTTTCGGGTTTATATTTTGTTTTAGTGGAAAACTTATCTTTAATACTACTTAACCCGATTTCTTTTTTCTTTAAAGCCATATTAAATTTCGTATTTATAGAACTGTTTCAAGTTTTCAAGTTTGTCTTGAGCATTTGCACGTCTCTCAATTAATTTATCCATCTCCTCAATATGTTGTGGATGTTCTCCGATACCAACAGGGTTTGTAAAATAAACTAGTAATGACGCTTCGGCATCCAACATTTCGCTCTCATATTTCTTTTTAAGAGCCTCGTACATTTTGTTTTTAATTTTGTCCATGTATTTTTTTTAAGATAAATAAATAAGAAGTATGGACACTTAGTTTATACTAATGTCCATACTTAAGTTTGATATTAGAAAGGTAACTCTTCGTCAGGTAATTCATCTGACTGTGGGTCTTGGACTTGTGGTGTTGAACCACCTACTGATGTTGTACCTACGGATGAATCACCGTAAGCGTATTTTCCTGCGTCAGAGTCCCAATGTGGAGTTTCTCCACGAGCGATAGCCTCTAAATATTCTACAGGTTTTTTTGAGTAAACATCATCCCAAGTTAGTTCATCACTTAACCAAGCCTTTTGAGTGTCAGCGTCTTCGTGAATTGGTTGTGGGTCGTCATACATAACCGCTTGAATTACTGTATAAGGTTTACCGTTGTTTGCTTTTGTTTTGGTAAGTTCCAAGATAAGGTCACGACCTTTTTCAGAGTCGGTAACGTCACCTTTCGCTCTCCAAATTGGAATAATTTTATCCAAAATACCTTCTTTTTTGTAGTTGTGTTTAAATCTCCAAAACTTTGGTCCGTCTTGTTCTGCGTCACGGTCAACTACTTTTACAATATAGAATAAACGTGAACGGTAACTTCCTGCTAATTTCTTATCCGCTTCTTTACCCGTCGCCATTAATTCTTCGTAAAGTTCATTAAGTGGTGAACGCTCATTATCGTTTTTACCCGGGTCATAAAGTTTTACCCATTTTCCGTCTACTTGTACTTCGTGATACCATACTTCTTTGAAGGGTGAACCACCGTCAGGTGTTGGTAAAATACGTAGTCGTTTTTGTCCTTGATTTTCTTTGTCGCCAAGAATCGCCGCAAAGTACTTTTTCATTCTTTCGTCTTGACTCATCTTTGAGCCCGAAGACGTACTTGACTTTTGTTGTTTTTCATACTGAGCCAAAACAGCATCCATTGCATTTGTCGCCATAAATTATGTATTAAGTTTTTAAATTGTTTTAGAATTATAAGTATTTTAAAGTGGTTGTCAAATAAAAAAGGGTGCTTTTTGGGCACCCTTCTAATAGTATATTATTTAAATTATTTAATTTCAATAGGTTTCTCATTACCAGGAAAATCTCTAAAAGTATCTCTAATTTCTGATGGTGAAAAATCTTTCACCTCATCAGTTGTTAAAATATATTCATTTTTTCCCGATTTTTCCATTTCTTCTTCTTTATCTACGAAGAAATCTGAAAGTTTTTGATTGTATGGACCTGAATCCAAACTTCTTAATTCAAGTTTTTCTTGAGGTGTTTTTGGTCTGTATTTATCAATCTTAGCCTCTAATGAATCAATTTTAGAAACTAGTTTGTCCATTTCACCTAACTTACTTTGTAGAGTTTCTAATTGACCAAAAAGATTATTGAAATATTCTTCTTGTTTTGTTTCGATATTTTGTTGAGACGTTACTAAATCAGTTATGTCCATTTCTTCTGTTCCCTCCCCTTTTTCTTCTGATTCGCCTTCAGGTCCGATTTTTTCAACATCGGGGTCTGTTTCAGTATCAATAGGTGTAGGTTCTGCAGGTGGTGCCGGCGCCACTCCACCAGGAGGTGGAGGAACCGCTCCTGCCGCTGGGTCAGCCCCTCCTAAAGGGTCTGCGGGTGGGGCGTCAGGTGGTGGTGGAACATCTAAGGCTTCTTGTTCATAGATATATCTATTAATTTGATTATATCTTCTTAATTCTTCTAAAATTTTTTTATCGGCACTCATTTTTTATCCATTCAATAATTGTTTTATTCCTGAAGCGGTTTCAACCTGAATTTTCTTAGATTGATTCATTGTATTGTCTACTCTTTCGATAAGACCATCTTTCATTCTTACGGTGTAACATTCACCACTGTCCAAATCACAAACTTGTTTTGAACCATTACCTAAATCTTTTTCGGATACTCTGGTATTCTTACCGAGATAACTATCCAATATATTTTTTACTGAGCTCATAATATTTTTATTATATAAATATATCAATATGAGTTAATATCATTAATTAGAATTCACTAACTCAATCATTTTTTTAGTGGTTGTTTTCAAAACTTCTTTATTTGGAACATTTGTATAACTTCCTTCATTGATTATTGGCCAATATTCAAAAGTAAATTTAGTAAGTTTTTCAGCATTTGATTCTAATGTTGCGGCATCGGTTGATGTTGGATTCGTTAGTGTTTCTAATCTTATTAACCTGTCTGAGATTCTTGTTGCAACAAAATCTACACAATCTTCAAAATTAGAGAAAACCGCTAATGGATATTGTTGTGGTGGTGTGGTGCTTGTTGTCATACAAAAATAACTTTGCACCATACTTTCTTTATTTGAATATATGACCTCATTACCTGAATTATTTTTCAAATCTAATCTTAGACCTACGTAATTATTTTCATATGAATTAAAGTGTGAAGGGTCTTTAAATGATTGTTGTCCCATAATAGATATGATACTATACAATAAATTTGTATTACCCGCATATTTTGTTTTTATATATTGTATAACTTCTCTAGCGGTTACCTTAGTATTACTTGGACTATCGGTTAATGAGAATTCGTTATAGGCTGTGTTAGCGGTACAAGTTGGTGATTTTGCAGGTTCTGTTTTGTTAACCGTATTGTTAACTTTTGAAGCGTTTTCAGATAAATTATTATTATCGACCGTCTGATTTTCTTGAGTTGATTGTTGTTTGAAGCTTTGTTTAAAGTAGTCAACAAAATTCTTTCTTATTGTTTGTAAGGGGTCTATGATTGTTGGGTACGAATAAACACTTTGTCTTACTCCATCAAATTTTGTTGTGAATGTACCCGCATTTATAGAATGGTTTACCGATGTAATCATATAAGGACCATTAAAAAGTGGAATGTGTTCAAGATTAAAATACATTGTTGGTTGAATTAGAGCGTCCCCCATCATTGTTACTTCACACTTATAAGACCTACTACTGTATATGTCATACATTGATACGTATTGATTGGCGCCTGTTCTGTTCTCACCCAAACTAGCCAATCTTGACAACGCATCCAATGACTCTTTAGTTG